CGTTGACCCACTCAACGCGGCCACTCCAGCGGCGACCGCAGGTAGTGCCGCTGACGAAATCGCCAACGGCTGGCTCTCGCGTCTTGTGGGCCGGGCTCAGCGTCTGCTCGTGCAGGCCAGCGACGGCGGCGAGGTACTCGTTTTCGTTGGGGCTGGTGGGATTCGTGATCATCGGGGTGCTCTCCTTCTCTTGGGTTGGGGTAGTGTACGGGCGTATACCTACAAGACAAGCGTCTGTACGAAGATTCCAGTGGCATACCTGCACGGCCCTTCCTTTCCGAGCCTTGTGCGTTGTGCAGGTATCTAAGCAATGCGACCAAAAAAAGAGACAACGATGGTGGCAATGTCGAACACCGCTCGAGCAAGGGCGCTTTCTGTCCCCAGTTGCTGGCCCAGGTGCACCAGCGTCAGGGCAACCACCAAGTCGTTCCAAGACACTCTGCTCATGACGTTCTCCATTCGGGGGGAAGAGTAACCCAGTTATCTGCGAAACGTCAATAGGGACTTGAGAAGATTTTCTCGGCCTATGAAATCAGCCGCGCCTGCTGGCTGGCGGACGGCCTTGGCGTGTGCCGGCGGCACGCTCTGCCGCAATCACATCTGCCCGCTCTCGAAGCTCAATGGCGTCATAGACGGGGCATCGTTTGCCAAATCTATGGTCTGACCAGATTTCCTTCTCGCGGGCCAGTTGCCGCAGGTAGCCCACGCCAACGCCCAGGATCTCGGCCGCCTCAGTGGTGCCTACGAGTTCCCGCTGTGTCTCCGTTGCCGTGTCCATGGCCAGGAGTTTAGCGGGCTGTCCAGCAGTTGTCCGTTTTTTCTTCGCCATGCTTCCAGTTCACGCAGTCCGATCAATCATACGGATTAACTCGCCTTGCCTGCTGTACTGGAAACGCTGTACAGTAGATTCGCGGCGATGTTTCTAACGGATGGGGTGTAGATTGAACATCTGTACAGTATCCGGTAGCATCGCCTTTTTGACAAGAAAATGGGAGGCGTGCGATGACTTTGAGGGATTTGCTGATTGACCGAGTGGCCCCGCTCAAGGGGCTCTCTGACCGCTCGGTGGTGATGTACCTGAGCAGCCTGGACAGGTTCCGCGACTACTTGGGGCATGAGCCCACGGTAGACGATCTGGACGATTTAACGGCCGCGAAGTTCCTACGGTGGCGGCAGGCTACCCAGCACAGCAAGTGGAAGAAGATTTCGCCGGCCTCGCTGGCGAAAGACAGCGCCCACCTGCGGAGTTTGTGGACTTGGCTGGCCAAAAAGCGATGGAAACGCAGCAACGGCGAACTGGTGGAGTTCCCCGACTACAAGCGCCCAACGGTCCCTAAGCCGGTTCCGAAGGCTTTCAACGCCACCCAACTGTCCCAACTGGTGGAGGCTGCACGCCACCGCAAAGGCCGCATATGCGGCAAGCCAGCGGCTTGGTACTGGGTGACCAAGATTTTGGCCATGTTTCAGACGGGCGAGCGCATCGGTGCTGTGCTCGAGCTCCGGTGGTCCGAGGTGGACTTTGAGCGGCACACGCTGACGTTCTTGGCTGCCACTCGTAAAGGCCACAGGGAGACGATTACGCGGGCGATCACGCCGGAACTGGCCAAGATGCTGGCCATGCAGCAAGGGGCTCCCAGCGAGCGTGTGTGGCCTTGGGTGGAGGATCGTGAGTTCCTGTCGATCTACGGAAGTTTGCGGGTGCTGTGTCGCACAGCGGGAGTGCCGTACCACCCGTTTCACAGCATCCGCAAATCGACTGCCAGTTACCTCAAAAAAGCGGGCGTGTCTGCCAAGAAGCAACTGGGCCACAGCAGCGAGGAGATGGCGGAAAACCACTATTACGACGAGGAGATCACGGGCCGGGAGTCCAACCTCGACTACCTGCCAGACATAACGCAGCGGCCGGCAGACAGGCCCGACGCTGGGCCAGGCAGACCGAGGTGAACAAGGCACAGGGCGAGCGACGGCAGGGAAAGGGAGTAAAACCTGCCGCCGCTCAAGCCCTGGCCTAGGCGTTTTCTTTCATGGCCGTAGCCACCGCCAGTAGCTGCCACTCTGCCTTGAGCCGGCGGATCTCAGCCAGCGTGTGCAGCAACATGGCCGCGAGAGATCCAGATGTGCCCGTGTATGCACCAGAGAATTGGCGCGCGGCCTGCTCGCACTCAAGCAGGTAGGCGTCTGTCAGCGGCTCACGCTGCGACAGGATGTAGGCTTCGCCCATGCGGCTCACTTCGCGCCCTCATCAAACAGCACAATAGCCAGCAGGCTATACGCCGAGAGATCCAGCAGCGTGTCACGCACGCCCTCGTGGACGAGCCGGCCGGTGCGGCAGTACGTCTTCAGCCGCTGCACCTTGTCGGCCACCCTGACGAGACAGGCACGCCACGGCTCGATGCCCACGAACTCAGCGCCCTGGCGGATGTTGGCTAGCGGGTCGCTCTCGCTCCCGTAGTCTTGGCTCTTGCTTAGGTGCAGCTGCCTGAGCTCCTCGAGCAGTTCCAGAAACGGCAGCGAGCCGGGCCGCTGCTCGTGCGTGATGCCGTCGCCGGCCAGACGCTCAAGGGCCTCGTCTAGTTCGTCCTGCGTCAGGCCAGCACGGTGCAGGTGGTGCTCGTGCAGCAGGTGCTCGATGTATGGCTCATCGACGTGGTGCGTTTCCTCGGTACTTGCATCAAAGCACCTAGGTTCTGTCGCCGCCTGCGACACGCCATACCACTCCTCCAGCGGCTTGCCGGCGGTCTGCGCCTCGCGGCGGATCTGCACAGCAGCACGCAGCAACTCGTTCGCGTCTTCAATCGTGGTCGTCATTGTCGTCCCTTGGTGAATCGTGGAATGATGCCCGCAACTCCGTATGGTCTACATTCCACCGCAAGAGCATCCACCAACCGCCAAGCGGCCTGCTGCTCATGCCCTTCTCAACAGCCCAGCCGTCGCTTAATGATTCCTGCTTGTAGGCCGCCGATCGCACGAGGTGAATCGGCCGCACCCGCACGAGCCCCGTAGGCGAGAGCCGTTGCCGGCTGGCCTCCACCATCGTGCGTTGATGGACGTGCCCTGCGTGGATGCAGTCTGCGTCAACGTCGATGAGATACCGTGAGTAGTCCAAAATTCCACGACTTATAGGCCCACCTCCACCATAACCATGGTGGTACCAAAGTCGGTACAGTGCGGTGCTCGTCTTTCCGGCCTTGGCCCGGAACATGACCCAGCCTGAGTAGCCAGCGTGTCGGCACTTGCTGCCACGCACCCGCAGCTGCTCAACTAGCCTCGTAGTCAAACACGTCTCCATGCGCTTCCTGACGGCCGTCTCGTGGTTGCCCGGCGTTATCAGCGCCATCTGCTCGCGGTACGGCTCGAGGTACTCGGCGCACTGCGTCACGATGTCGTCGTAGTAGTTGCCCCTCTGAAACTCTGGCCTTACGTCCCACTTGCCATTCGATCGCGGGTCGTACTTGCCACCCATCGCGTCAAAGTGGTCGCCAATGCTGAGCACTGCGGCGTTCAACTCACGGGCTTTCGTCAGATCCGCCGTGAGCTTCTCGCGGTTGCACTTCACCGAGTCCCAGTGCCAGTCGCTAGAGAGCAGCACCCATAGGCGTGTCTGGAAGTCTATGCGGGTGACGCTGCCATCTAAGCTCGTGACGTTCCAGGCGTCCGATGCGTTCTTCCTGCGGAATGTGCCAGAGCTACGGCCCATCAGTCACCTCGCGGAAGTTCAACGCCCAGAGCACCTTGCTGATGTCCTTGCCTGCCTGCTCGACGTGCTCTTCACTGGCCGTGGGAAAAAGAGCATGGAGTAGCTCGTGCGTCAGGATCGTGAGCTTGTGCCGGCCCTTGAGCCCGCTGTGAATCAAGATCCTTGGCCGCTTGCTCTTCTGGCTGTAGGTGTAGCCGTACGCCTGGCCCTTGAGATCAGTGAACCGGACTAGCCACCGCTCGTCGCCGTTCAACGTAAAAACGTGATCGTCTGCCACGGCTCGCCCTTTCAAGAACCACCGTAGCGGGGGCGTCAACCGATGCCGATCTTGCGGCCCAGTTCGTTGAGCGCCTCGGCCCTTTGAGAGCATCCACATGGGCGGCCAATGGCTGCACTGACTCGCTCTTCGGTGATGCCGATGGCGGATAGGCCAGCCTTCAATAGGTCGCCCAGGCCGGGCCGTGGCGGCGTGCCGCAGTTGCGGCGGACGTGCGGAGCGGAGACTGCCGCGCCGCAGACGCGACAGCGGAGCGACGATGGGTCGATGTCGCAGTCCATCTGATTAGAAAACAAACTTAAGGTTTTTGATTTTTACGACAGGGTCGCCGCTCGTCGATGAACTAACAGGACCAACATACTGAATCCCTGCGTCGTTGATTGTGCATGGCCCGAGATCAGGAACGGCAATGCTTTCGGAAAAAGCCGGGGATGGAAATGTGTTCGTAGTGACGCCTATTTCAGTTGATGCCCAAAAGCCGGCGTCGCAGCTAATAGTACTGGTTTTTTCCTGCTGTGCAGGAGATCGTTTATACCGCTGCGTAATAGCCAGAGGGCTTCCGCTGCATTGCACGTCTGCATTTATCGTGCATGTATCCGAAAGGCTACCACCCAAGTAGTCGCACGCGCTGTAAGTAATGTACTTCACAAGAATACTAAGACCAGCAATCGAAACGCCAATATCAATTCTTGGTGGATCAAAAAACCCAAACACGCCAGAACAAGGGCTCGTGAACTGATGCCTCCATGTTGATCCAGTTGAGTTTGAGGAGTATTTTGTCAAAGAGTAAGAGCCATTGAGCGCCGACCACGGCGACGAAACTCTGCCGGTAACAGTCGATCCGTTGCCTAGGTTACAAAAACTGTTTTTTGTCTCATAGACAGTTGTACGCTCCCAGTCATACGATTCTATGTCTAGTTCTAGGCTTGTTGCTGAGTTGTAGAACGTGGCGAGGCTTGCGCACGTCGCCGCGCAGCACGAACACCCCGGAAGTAGCACCATCACGAGCACTCCGCGGCGATCAGGTACCACGCTGTGCCGTCTTTGGCGATCGCGCAGTTTTTTGTTGTAGACGTTGATGTAGTTCCGGTGATTGCCACGAAGATGTTTTGGGCCACCGCAGTGTTGGGCGTTGACGTAATCCCGCGAAACGTCACGACCTTTGCAGAGTTTTTGCTCCACGCACCCGTAAACGTGCAGACGCGAAAGACTTTGCCCGCCACGCCGCCCGGCATTGGGTGGTCAAACGTGAGCCCAGGCTGGTTGCGGTCGCCGGCCTCAACGGTGCGAACCGCCTTGGCGATCCGCTGGGCCGCCGGGCGAGAGAACGACACGAACGACTTGCCAGCCGCCTGCCCTGCGCCGTTGCTTGCTCCCTGCTCTGCCACGGTCAGCCCTCAACGATGCTGACCACCAGCTGCGTGCCGGCGAGGTTGGACTGAGCCGCGTAGTTGCCAGCAGCCAGACGCCCTACGGCAGCCTCGCCGCCCTTGAGCGACACGCAAGGCACGAGAGCCCCTGCGGACAGCTGGCCAAAGGAAACGGCCGCTGTGGCCACCGTGGACAGGTTGCGGGCGAAGAACAGGCCAACGCTAGACATCATGGCCGTTGTGATCGCCACAGTGCCGGCGGCGTTGGTCCCTGGCGTGAGCGTCAGCGTGTTGATGCCGCTGGCACTGCAATCAGCGGTGACGCCAGACGCCACTAGGGCTTGGTTGAGCGAGCCCTTGGCCAGCTGGGCGTTGATGTTCCAAGTGAGATCAGGCATGGCTGCTCCTACTGCTGTGTTGGCGTTCCGAAATATTGCTGAAAGTTCACGGCCTTATGAACGCGGCGGTAAAGGATGGTAGGCGCTCCTGTGGATAGAGTGCCATCGGTGTTGAGTGGTTGCGGGTTGCTCGATGGAACCCTTTCCTTAGTCTGCGAATCAATCACGTAGACTCGCTCCTTGGTGCCGCCGTCCAGGTAGTTCCACCCGACGTTGGGCAGCTGCAGCGGCCACCCGTCAGGGCGATACTCCAGCGTCACTTCAACTTGCCAGTAGCGAATCTCGACTTCATTCACCACCTCGACGGCAGGCGTGGCTGCGATGCCTGAGCACTTCCATGTGTATTCAGCACCGCCAAGGTACGCAGACGAGTTGATTGCGTTAGTCACCGTCGTGGCCAGCCCGTAATCAAACGTGGCACGATTGCCGCTGATGGACGCTTGGAGCGTAGAAATGTCGGTTTGCACGCCTTCAAAGAAGTCCTGAGCGGAGTTTTGGAGCGGCGTGAGAACGTCGCCAGTCTCGTAGTAGTAGAGCGCCGGAACCTGCAGTCCGCCTGTGCTCCACTTCCAAATGTCTGCTCGAGCTAGCGGATTCGGGTCTACGTTCTGCTGCTTGGGCAGTTCGTAGTCCCACGTCACCTCGTAGTGCCAGCGGGAGCCGCTGTAGTTGGAAACGCCTACATTCATTGCCTTGCAGTAGGACGCTTCTGGATGTGCTGCCAGAAACGAAATGCCGGGCGCGTTGGCAATTGTTGTCTGAGAAGTCGCCGGGTCATCCACCTCAACAACGAACTTGCGTTGAAAAGTGGGCGCTTCGCCAAACTTCCGCGAAGCGGCGACGGTGGCGAGCTCGGTATAGGAGACGACGCCCATTACGCGGCTGCTCCTAGGATGTCTACCTTTTCCTGCTGCAAGGCCCGAAGCTCGCCACGGATCTCGTCAAGCTTCTGAGTCTGTTTGCGGTACTCAGCAATGGCGGGATCTTCGCGGCCCGATGCTAAGGCCAGGAACTGGGCCATACCCTCGCTAGAGCGAACGTCGTTGGCTTTCAGAGCTTCGTTGGACTTGCCGCCAAGGGCCGACTGACGCTCAGCCACGATCGCGTCAACGTCGCCTTGCTTGCCGGCCATCTTCTCGTCAACGGCAGCGGCGTCCTCTGCCCGTTTCCGGTCTGCTTCAATCAGCTTCTGCTCGTTCTCTCGCTGAGCAGCAAGCAGATTCATTTCAAAGTCAAACTTCTCTTGCTCCGCTTTCTTGCGTGCGGCGACGATTGATTCTTCGTTGGCTCGCTGTGCCTCAAAGATTTTCTGCTCCATGTCCATGCGGTCTTGGGCAGCCTTTTGGTCTGCATCGGCAAGAGCCTGTTGATTGGCCAGCCTTGCCTTGTAAATCTCCAAGTCTGCATCAAGGGTGTCTTTTGTTTCAGAAGAGCCTCCAGCCGCAGCAGCATCCGCCGCAGCACCAGCGGCAGGACTGCTACCACCAGAGAACGCCCGGCCGATGATTGGCACCTTCGACATGAAGGCGTAGAAGTCCTTAATCTTCTGACTGGCCCAATCAATCTGGTCCCCGATGTAGCCAAAGGCCGCATTCATCCCGCTGCGGATGGCTTCCACGACATTTGTGAGCCCGACGATGAACGGCGAAAGGAAAGTTTGCACAACCGCTCCGGCCACCTTCAGCACAATGCCAAGAGCTTCCCCCAGCACTCCAATAAGCTTCAGCACGCCTTCGACAACCGTTCCAAGGAGCGTGGCCACTGGTGCAAATGCTTGAGCGATTGGCGACAGAATCGACGTGATGCCCTCGATGACGCCGCTGATCCCGTCCGTAAAGCCAGCAAGTCCGGATTGAACGGCTGCAAAGGCTCCGATGAAAGGCGTCACGAACACATCAGCCAGCCCCGCGAATGCACTCTCAGAGCGTTCGCCGGCAGCAGTCGCCTCTTCCATGGCAAAGGCTAGGTTGTCCACCTGCTGGGCCTGCACCTGGCCAAGCTCAGCGTTCAGCGATTCCAACGCGACGGTACCGGCAGTGATTCCGGCTGCCATCTCAAAGGCTCGGTCCTTTGCGTTCAGAAACGCCTTGCCGAGATTGATCGCCAGCAAGGCACCGCCGATGAGCGGATTGCTCAGCCCCAGCACAGCAGCTGCAGTAGTTCCAGCGGCACCTCCACTAAGGGCCAGGCCGACGCCAAGAGCCTTGGCGGCCAGAATCATCGTGCGGGCGGCCATGGCACCCTTAAAGGCACTGATGGCAAAATCCTTGAGCCCAGCAGGATTACGAATGGCACTGAGCACTCGCCATTGGGTGTACGTCCACGCGATGTCTTTGCCAAACGCAATGACGCTCACGCCAGCATCCGCCACGCTCTTGGTGGCATTGCCAATACCGCCAATCGCACCACTCAGACCGTTCACGACTCGCTCAGTGACGCTGGCCGCTCGGGCCATATGGTCGGTGCTCGAGGTGGCCGCCTTGAGTTCTGCGTCGGCCTTGGCAACGGCCCTGCCGTAGACTTCTTGCGACAGAATGCCTTTCTGCATCATCGCGTCGAGCTTGCCGATCGTGTCGGCGTATTTCTCGGCGGGCGTCCGCAGTTCCGCCGTGATCTTCGCCGCCTGGCGAAACTCAGCAGCCGTGGCCTTTGCACTGGCCCCAACCTTGGCCAACTCGCGGTCTGCCTGCGCAACGCCGGCTGCTACGCCATCGGCGTTCGCGCTCAGCTGAAATGCTAGGTCAAGTTTGGCCATTGTTCTGCGGTCTTAGCTTTCCGAGCTCTGCGGCAATCTCAGCACCTGTCATCGGCGGCCGACGAATCGGCATAAAGTCTTCCGGTTTTGGTGTCCTGCCTTTGACGTGCGGGGCTATCGTCAACGCCGCCAGCGTTCCAGTCTGCTGCCACTCCCTGCCAAACGGCTCCACGTACCTATCGAACGCCATCCACTCTCTCAGCAACGTCACCGGCATCGCGTTGACGTATTCCCAACTCCAGCCAGTCGCTAACGCCAAACGAAACAGGAAGGCCCGGTCTGGCCGGGCTCTCAGTTTTTTGCCAGTTCCTCAATCGACTCATCGGAAAGGTTGTTGTGTTCCATGGCGGCCTGCCAAACGCGATTCACAACCTTGGCAGACTTTGCCGCCAGCTTCGCAACGTCGCCGTTGTCAAAGAGCCGGTTGCCCTTATCGTCCACAAGGCACCGCACTAGAAACTTGGAGCGGAAATCGTCAACGCCCGTTTCCTTCTTTCGCATCCATTCGTTTTCGTAGGCGTCACGCTCTCCCACGCTCATAACTCTCACGTACACATCACCACCCCATTCGGGCACAGTGAGCTTGAGCATTCCCAAATCGTCAGCGGCAAGAATCTGGTCTTTTGTCAGAGACGGCATGGCTACTCCGTAATCTTGAATACAGCGGTCCACTCCTGCAGTTCACCCACGCTAGCATTCCACGCAAGCGATTGAAGGATGCTCTTGCTAGAAGAGAACGACGCGCCGGGGGCCGTGATGGAAAGTAAGCCCGTGGTCGTGACGTACGACGTATTCATTGCCGCTGTGCCACGGCATCGCACGGTGATGGTGCCATAGTCGCCGTCTGCGGACTTGAAACGCTTGTCGCGCCCTTGGTAGCTCCTGGGCGTTATCTCAACAACGTCCGCAGACACGCCGTCCACGGAAATAGAAATCACCTCAGAAAGCGCAGTGCTTTTCCAGGTGACGGTCGTGCCCTGCGAGACGTTCGCCATGCCGTCCCTCGGCTATGAACGAACCTTGAACGTCAGGGACTGCTTGACCAACTCACCAACGGCGTAGGCCACGCTCGAGCTCGCACAGATGGCGGTGTACGTCGTGCTGGCAAACACGAGATTGCCGCTAGTGCCAACCGCCACGGTTGAGGTGCCGAGGGCCTCCATGCTGATCTCGTCATCCTTGAGCGCCGGGGTCTGGTATCGTCGCCCCGCACCGGTGGCAAGGCCCAGGTGCGACTCGTCCAGCAGATCGCCGCCGGGCGTGACGGTGACGCTCGTGACGGTGTACGTCGAGCTAGCAAAGACAAAGCTATTGCCCTGCGAATCAGTTGCCATCGTGGCCTCTCCTAGTGAGTTATGGGCGGCAAGCCCTATTCACAAACTAGGCGACCAATAGGCACCCCTTGCAGTTACTCCACGCCGTCTATGGCATTCTGCATGACGGCTTCAAGGTTGGCTTGAAGGGTTGCCTTCATGGCCGCCTTGTTTTGGTAGTAGGCCAGCCACGCAAACCGGCGGGCCACGACTTTGCCACGCCCGGCACGAGGGGGCGTGCCAAGTTCCAGATACGGGCTGTGCGGGGCCACGCCCGACTTGTAGCCAACAAGCCCCACAACCGTCAGCCGGGACTTGCCGCCATATTTCCGCACCACAGTCCCAGGCGATGAACGCAGCCTGCCAGTGCGAACCTTAGCCGCTAAGACGTTCTTGCGAAGAGCCCACAGTGCAGGCTGCAGTGCGTGCTCTACGGCCTCCACCACCTCAGACGGCTCAACCTGAAAGGCGTCCGCCAACGCTTTCTCTTTGAGCCAGCGGGCATCTTTCTGCGTCGTGTTGATCTTGAACGTGACTTGGCGGGCCATTACGTCGCCTCGTTGATGCGAAACTGAAACGACTGCACCACTGAGTAGTACGGCAGCATCTGGTCATCGGCGGGCAAGTCCACGCCGTCAGCCTCGCTCTGCAACGTGCTCCGCTGGATCGTCACGCCTGCCGTCGTGCCAGTCCAGCCATCCACCGCCAGGCGTACCGCTCGAGCAATCGACTTTACCGACGTGTACGACGTGCCGTAGGTGGTCAGCTGCAGCGTCACCACGGGGTTGCCGACGTTGCCAGCAAGCGACTGGGGACGCTCCACGGCAGTCCGTTGATACACAACGAGCGGCAGCGGCGCGCCCTGTGGGGCAATCAGCGGGTACACGCGCGTGCTAATGAGAGAAGAGACGGCCGTGCGGCTCGTCAGGCGTGCGTACAGAAATGCTTCTGGGGCTTCGGGCAGGCTCATGGCGTGTTCCTTATGCCACCGT